AACACCATCCGCCAGATCCAGGGCCGCCCGGTCGTCGTGGTCGAGGATGGCGAGCTGGCGACGCGCACGATCCTCGTCGGTGATTTCAGCGCCATGTATCATATCGCGTATCCGGATCTGGAAGTCATGAGCTCCGCGGAAGCCGGTTTCGAGAAGAACAGCGTGCTGGTCCGCGCCGTCTGCCGTCATACGAACATCTGCACCTATGCGGCAGCGTTCAAGAAAATCGTTGCGGTGGCAGACTAACAGGGAAAGGTCAAAAGCGGCGGCATGAGTCGCCGCTCTCCTTTTAGGAGGGAACTATGTTTCGTAGAAATCCGGGACGGTTTACGCACAAAATCAAATTGTTGAAGCCGTCCGCGCCGGTCCGGGACGCGATGGGCGGCTTGGAACAAACGACGTACACGGAGGCGCTGGAACTGTTCGCCATGTGCGAGCAGAAATCCCAGCTCCGGCAGCAGTTTATCGGGGATTATGTAACATCCGATACCCGATATTTTGTTATCCGGGATATCCGCAGCGCGTTGGATGGTGCCCTGACCACGGAATGGCGGCTGGTATATAACGGATTCACTTATATCATCAATGACATCGCGCTCATCGATGAGAGCGTTCCGTATTATATCCAGCTGACGGCGACGGCGGTGAACGGAAGCGGGGCGATTATATGAATTATAAAGCACCGTTTACGGCAATCAGCACGGCGCTTTATGGCGCGTTATCGGATGAGGACTGCTCGATCGGGATTGACTGGTTTGATTCTGCGGTGCCTATCGAGGAAATAGAGTCCCTGTTCCGTGATCAGACGGAATTCGCCTATGGCGTTTTCGGAACTTCGGATGCAGACTGCACGCCGAATAAAGATTCCGTCATCTGGGACGCTTCCATGCAGCTCGAAATCTATTCGAACTATAAAGGCCGGAAGGTCATCGCGGACAAGCTGGAGGCGCTGCTGAATTTCTTGAGCAGCCAGGAAGGATATAACGCAATCCAGAGCAATCTGCTTTCGCATAGGTTCTCGCTGGTCAGCATCAGCGTCGGCGGTCTCCGGGTGAATCTTCCGATCTACTCCGAAAATGGAGTCTGGCAGTCAGGCAGTACAAATGTTGTGTTCAAAGTAAATCAGATGTGAGGTGTAATCATGGGCGTAGTAATCGCTAAAGAAAAATATCCTGCCTTTGCGGCGGGTACCGGCGTATCCGGAAAGCGGCTCGTTCTGTTCGTGAATTACGGCGAGGGCGCGACGGAGGAAAATCCGGTCTGGCAGCTGGTCGGCGGTTTGACCAGCAACACGCTTTCGCTCTCGGCGGAAGCTACCACGAATCAGACGAAGGATAACGGCTATTGGCCGATTTCCGCAATCACCAGCAAGAGCTATGAGATTGACGCCGAGGTCATCATGATGCGTGACAACGTAGCGCAGGAGGCCATCGAGGCGTTTATGATCGACGACGATATCACGGCGGAGAAGCAGCTCCTTCATATCGCTCTCGTGGATCTGGACACCACGGACTTCTATGAGCTGAAAGTCGCTCCGACGAGCTGGGAAATCACGGCGGAATCTGAGGACATGATCACGAAGTCGTTCACGGCTTCCGGCTCCGGCGCTCCGACGAAGAAAACGGGCTTCATTGTCCCGGGCGAGGATGTCGAGATTTCTGGCGTCACCTATTCCAAGACGGATGATCAGGACGTCGTTATCAGTCTGCCGAGTGTTACCATCACCGGCTTGAAGGATTCGGACGGCACCGCGGTCGATGTGGCGGATTACAATATCGCAGCGGGCGACCATGCGATCATTATCCTGTCCAGCTATCTGACCACGCTGACGAATGGCAATCACAAATTCTTCATTGTGCTCTCCGATTCTTCGGAGGTTTCCGTCGTCATCACGGTGGAAGCATAAGAAGGAGAAGGTTTATAGGCGGGGGCTTCGGCTCCCGCTATCTTTTTGGAATGTGATGATATGACGCTGGAAGAACTGCAGAAACAGATAAACGAATACACGGCGAAAGGCTTTTATCAGGACGTGGCCGCCGCGTCGAGGGAGGCGCAGCTCGCGACCAGGGCATATATCGCCCGGACGCATCCGCAATCCGCTTTCGATGGCCGTATCCTGGGCGGAAAGCAAATCATCGTCGGCAAATATGAGGTCACGGCGTCAGTGATCAATGCGAATGTGTACGCGAATTATTTTTCGCGCTGGTATAATACCGGCGCTTTCGGGCGGCTCATTCGGGGGCGCGGCCCGAGGCGCGGGCAAAGAGGCCCGACCTATCCGGCACGCGGTTCTTATTTTGAAAGCAATCGGCAGGCAATCGAGGAATACTATGCCGCCGAATTGGATAAAGCATTGCAGAAGAGAATAAAACTGTAGGAGGTGAAAATCTATGGCTGACGCAAAAATTACGCTGACGACCGAGGCGAAAAACGACGGGCTGGAAAAGCTGAACAGCGCCCTGGCGGAAGGTCAGCAGTCCGTTCTGAAAATGAAAACGGAGCTCCGCGAACTGGAGAAGGCCACGAAGAACGGCACGCAGGCGACAAAAGAGCAGGCCGATCAGATGGTCCGGCTCCGGAAGGAAATCAATCAGCAGACCGCGGCGAACAGCTCCTACAGGAAAGAGATCGCATCCACCACAAACGAGCTCACGAAAAGCGCGAAGGCCATGGCGGAGGGCGACAGCGGCGCCCGGCAGCTGGCGTCCGCTTTCAAAATGACGGAGGGCTTCACGACAGCCTTCTCTGTGGCGATTGGTTCGCTGGCGGCCACTATCGCGACGCAGGCGCTGGCGGCCATGTCGGAGCTGGCCGGGCAGGTTGTAACGCTCGGCGCTCAGATGCAGCAGAGCGTCGCCCATATCGCCGCGATGAAGAACAATCTCGGCAGCGCGGTGGAAGCATATCGTGCTTTCAACGACGTCGGGAGAAATACGACCTATTCCCTGGACGCTGTCCAGCAGATGGGTATCCAGCTCATGAACATGGGATACTCCGCCCAGAACGCGGCGGAGCTCATCCAGCTTTGCGCGGATACCGCCGCCGGGCTCGGGCAGGGACAGGAAGGCGCCCAGCAGCTCGTCACCACGTTGAGCCGGATCCAGGCGACCGGCGAAATGTCGTCCCGCCAGCTCATCGCTTTGCAGATGGCGGGCATGGATCTGGACAAGGCGTTTTCTGCTGTCGGCATGTCCGCCGAGGATGCCATGAAGGCCATGGACGACGGCACGCTGGACGCGCAGACGGCCATCCAGGCGCTCACCGATTACATGCACGAATTCGATGGATCCATGGAGGAATCCAAAAATAACACGATTGACGCCTGGGGCGACGTCGAGGGAAATATTTCGACGGCGTGCGCGGAGATCGGCGCCGGAATTTTTGAAGCCTTCAATCAGTCCGGCATCATCCAGGAGCTCATCGATTTCACGAACGATATGATCACGCTGATCCGGGGAGACGGCTGCGGGGCTTTTGCCGACATCGGGGCCATCGCCGGGGAGGTATTGAATTTCATCGCGAGTCTGCTCGGATTCGTATTCGATACGATTCGCGTCGTCATCCTGATTCTCAACGATGCCTATGCTGCGTTTAAGGAATTCGGCGCGGGCGTCATTGAGGCCATCCGCCCGGCGGTGGATATCATCCTCGCCATGTATGAGGCGGTCAAAACGGTATTGGCGGCGGTCGGAAAGGCCGTCAGCGCTGACATCGAAAGCGCCTGGGGAAAGACGTTCGTCGTCCCGTCGGTCGCTATCGAAGGCGCCAGCGAAAATCACTTCCGCGAAATCGCCCATGGTGGCGGTGGCGGCGGTGGTGGAGGCGGCGGCGGAGGCGGAGGCGGCGGCGGTGGCCGTGGTTCTTCGGATGAAGCCCGAGCCGCCCGTGAGGCCGAGAGAGCCGCCCGCGAAGCAGAACGAGCGGCGAAGGCCGCAGCGAAAGCCGCGCAAAAGGCTTTCGAGGAAGAATTCAAAGCGATTTATGCCAGCTTTGCGGAAGGCTCGAAAACTATCCTGGACGCCTGGATGGGAGATCCGGACAGCGCCGCGGAAAAAATCAAAGCCTTGAAAGAACAGCTCATCGCGCAATTTGAGGAAATCGACCAGGCAGCGGCGACAGCCGAGCAGACGGGCGACCTCAATCCGCTGGCGTCCATCTTGAAGAAAACGCCGGACGCCTTGGCCGAGGAGCTGGCCGCGAAAGGTCAGACGATCACCGAATTCGTCGCGCTGTATAAGGAACAGCTGGCCAGCGCCGCGGAGGCCGAAGGAAAATCCATCCAGGAAGCCGACAACTGGAACAAGAACGTGGTCAATTATTGCAAGGGCGTGGCGGGTGCCATGTCCGACGCCATGGTGGATTTCATCATGGGTGCGAAGTCGGGCGAGGAAGCGCTGAAAGATTTTGCCAAGACCATCATCAAGAACGCGCTGCAGCTCCTCACGCAATGGCTTTCCCTGTTCGCCATTTTCTCCATCGTCGGCGATCCGGCGCTGGCGGCTCGAAATGCTTCCGCCGCCCTCTTCGGCTCGAACGGCGGCGCGGTGAAGCTGGCCTCGGGCGGCTATGTCAAAGGCCCCGGCACCGGGACAAGCGACAGTGTTCCGGCCATGCTTTCCAATGGCGAGTATGTACTGAACAGCGCAGCGGTTGACCGCATCGGCGTGGGTGCTCTGAACGCCATGAACAGCGGCGCGGTTCCCGCCTTCGACGAGGGCGCGGCTGCGGCGGTGGGCGGCGGCTCGGTCACGTTGAATGTGTCGGCCATCGATGCGTCCAGCTTTTCGGCGTTCCTGAATCGGGGCGGACTGGACAGCATCCGGCAGGCGCTTTTCGAGAATAATCGCGGATTCGGTTCGGAAGTAGGTGTATGGTAATGCCTTATTTTTTCCCGCTGGACGCGTCAAAGATTAGCTGGTCCAGCAAATTGAAAGCAAAATGGGACGTGACCAGCTTCCGGTCCGCCGGGCAGATGAGAAAAGCACTTGTGCATCAAGACCGCCCGCTGTGGACTTTTCAGATGGATTTCCCCCAAATGTCAAAGGACGACGTGGACAAGCTGCTGGCTTTCCACGCCGCCCGGAGGGGGAGCTGGCAGCCGTTCTTTTATAAGGATTTCGAGCGTTATTCCGTCATCGGCAAAATTCTGGATCAGGACGCGAGCATGAAATATGTCGCCATGATTCCCGTCGGCGGGTATGAAGAGCCAGCGCCGTATATCGATAATGTCCAGATGTGGGTGGATGGCCAGCGTTCCAATAATTTCACCACGGAGGGCGGCCTGATTTCCGCGACGGTCGAAGGCGAGGAAGTCAAATTCGATTATGAATACTATTTCAAAGTGGTATTCGCGGATTCGATTTCCGTCACGCAGATTTTTTATGATCTATACAATGTGAACCTGACGCTGGAGGTGGTCCAATGAAGGCCGCCTCCAATGTTATCAGGTCATGTCTTGCATCCGAGAGCACCGCGACCTGTGATTTATACACGCTGACTCTCGCGAATGGCGCGGTGTATCGTTTTGCCAGCTATTCCTCTGACGTCGTTTTCGGTGGCATCACATACGACCACAAAAAATTTATATTCAGGCGTCAGCAGGTTAAGCTGTCCGGAGCTCCGTCGGTGGATACGCTCGGCGTGTCAATTTATTGCCAGGCCGACGATACCATCGGCGGCGTTCCTTTTATGCAGGCATGTCATGACGGGGCCCTCGATCAGAGCACGCTGCTTTTGTCCAGGGCTTATTTTCACAATGATGAATGCGTCGGGGTGCTCGATATATTTTCCGGTCGGTGCGAGGTGCATTCCTCGGGCGGGCTTTGCGTGAATCTGAACGTGAAGAGCGTCCTGCAGGGATTGGCCGCCCCGGTGCCGGTTCGAATGTTCGCCTCCCAGGCGGCCTATGTGAACAGCAACGGCACCATCACGACATCCAGCCGGGACACCACGAGCATGGTCATTCCGTTGAAGCCGTCCGGAAATGTGTTATTGAGGTTATGACGATGGACAAAGAAAAGCTGAACGCACTGGCGATGACGTTTATCGGCACGCCGCATGTAAACGGCGGGAACATCAAAGGCGTCGGGCTGGACTGCTCCACGCTTCCCGCTCAATTTTTCCATGAGCTGGGCTATGGCGATTTTGAAATCATGTTCGGGTATAGTGGGGATTGGTACTGCAAGAAGGACTGTGAAGAGAAGCTCCTGCCGTACCTTGAAAAATACGGGCAGCGCATCACGGAGGCGGAGCTGCAGCCGGGGGACGTTATCAGCTACCGATGGGGCCGTGCACAATATGCACACCTTTCCATCTATCTCGGGGATAATCGGGTGCTGCACTGCCAAGCGCTGACGGGCGTCGAAATCACCGACGCCAATGCTCCATATTTTTTCGATAAGAAGGGCGAAAGCCGGATCACGGGATACTGGAGGGCGGTGCATCAATGAGCGGACTTTTTGGGGGCGGCTCTCATGTCACGACGAGAGCCGATAAAATCGCTGCCTTCCAGGCGACGACCTGCGATTTCGGCACGCCGTTGGCCATCTGCTACGGCACATCGAGGCGCGGCCCGAATCTGATCAACTGGCAAGACTTCACGGCCAGGGAAATCGTGACGCGCACAAAAACGGGTAAAAATTCCTCATCGACGACAATCAATTATCAGTATTATGCCTATCTGGAGCTGGCGCTCTGCGAAGGAACGATTGACGGCGTTCGCCGGGTGTGGATTGGCGATCAGACGTATTCTTCCCTGGCGTCCTTTTCCGGCTGCGTCGGCGCTCCACTGAGTTTGAATCCGGGCAACAATCCGAACCCGACCGCCTACATGCAATCACATCATCCGAGCATCGCGGTCGGCTATCGGAACATGGCATACCTATACGGGTATGTGTTCCTCGGTGAAAACTCCGCCTCGGTGCCGAGTTATCAATTCGAGATTCAGGGACTCCTCCGGAGCACCGGCGACGGCACGGACGCGAACCCGGCGGACGTCATCCTCGATTTGCTGGATCGGCTCGGGTACGCCGGATACGCCGACAGCGCCAGCTTCGAGAACTATCGGCAATACTGCACGGGGGCGGACTTGCTGATTTCCACTCCGGCGGACGCCTTCACGAATCAGAAAAAATGTCAGGAAGTCATCAAGGAAATCCTGACGATCACGAACGCTTATATGTTCTGGTCGGTCGACAGGTTCAAGATCGTGCCGAGGGATGACAGGATTCGCGGTTCATGGCGGCCTGATACGGTCATTCGTTACCGGCTGACACCGAAGCAAATGGCCACGCAGGAAAATGGCTCTTGCGTCCTGTACGAACGAAAGGACAGCTCCGAAGTCTTCAACCGCTTCGGCGTATCCTTCACGAACCGGGCGAACAATTACGAAGTGGAAACTGTGTTCTATGAAGACACGGCGGACATTTCCGCCACTGGCCTGCGGACGGCAAACGACTTTTCCGCCCACTGGCTGCATACCACAAGCCGGGCGGTCACGGTTGCCGAGATGCAGGCGCGAATCAACCGGACGGAAAACGTCCGATATAAATTCCGGTTGAGCTGGGAATTCGGGCTGCTGGAGCCGGGCGATCTGGTCACACTGACGGATCCTGTCATCGGTTTGGATCATCAGCTGGCCATGGTCGAATCCATCGACGAGGACAGCCAGGGGCTTTTATCGGTCACGGCCATCCGGAGGGACGCGTCCGGATCCGGGCTGACCTATAACATCGACAATCCGGATTATAATATTATTTCCTACAACGCGGAGCCGGGCGACGTGGCCCCGCCGTTGATGCTGACGCCTCCGGCGGAAATCGTCACGGCGGCCAGCGGCGTGGAGCTCTGGATCGGACTGCATGGCCAGACCGAAGCCTGGGGCGGCTGTAATGTTTACGCCTCGACAAAAGATGGAGCCTATGAGATTTATGGCCGCTGCAATAAGTCGGCAAATTTTGGATCCACGCTCACGGCCATGAGCATGTCAGACACGTCCGTGGATGTGCATTTCTCGAACGTCGGCACGGTGGAGATTTTGGAAGGCAGCGCGGAGGATGCCGCGAACTGCCTGACTGATATCTGGATTAACGGCGAGTGCATGGCCTACACAAACGCGGAGCTCATCGGCGCGAATTCGTACCGGCTGACCGGACTGATCCGCGCAAAATACGGAACAGCCATTCTTTCCCATAACATCGGCGAAGGCTTCGCCATGCTGGACGGTTCGCTCTTCGTCGTTTCACTGACGAAGAATCTGCTCGGGAAGATGCTGTATTTCAAATTCACCAGCGCGAACGTCTTCGGGAATAACTTGCAGGAACTGAACGACGTCGATTATTACAATCACCGCGTCCATCTGTATGACATCCCGAATGTGACCAATCTCACGGCAGTCGTTACCCAGAGCGGCGGGGAATGGGATATCGCGCTTCGGTGGACGGCGCCGGATTGGACGGATTACAGCTCCGGGCGGGTATCCTACAAACTGAGCGGCGACACCGCGTGGACATATTTCGGCATGGCCACAACGGAGACGACGATCACCGGCATCGATACCGCCGGCACATATATCATCTCGGTTGCTACCCGCGACATCAACGGGAACTATGAGACCGAAGATGACGGCACCAAAATCACGGTAACGCTGAGTTAAGGAGGGCTGTTATGTTCTACTCAAAAGAGAGACGCATCGAAGTCGGCAATTATGA